ATAGCGCCAGTGTTAGCCCTACAAAGGCGAAAGCCAGTGCTCCGCCGACAATTAAATCCAACATGATTAGTCCTTGCTTTCTGTGTCGATTGTTCTAGATCGCTTGATGGGCTGATAGCCGTCTATAGCGAGTTGGTCAATGAGTTTGGATGCGTCAGCCATCGTTAATTTGGCTTCCAGGTCTATTTCGTGCTTTTGTTTCCATTCATCCACATAAGCCTTCATAGCGTCTGTGGCGCCATTGAAACAAGCAATGATGTATTTGTACTGTTTGTCTGTCATAGGGCTTGCAGGGCCTTTTATGGGCCGTTCTGGGACTGCTGGGAGCGGTTTTTCACCCCAAGGGTCCATTTGGCGTTCTGCCGCTGCTTGGACTTCCTGCTTCGTTGCTACAGACTTACCGAGCCCGATACCGAGCGCGGCGATTGCTCTGCCCCATGCGCTTGTTTCCAAGTTCATGAGTTCCGAGCCTCGAGTGTAGGTGGTTTTACCTATCGCCATTTCGCTCGCTGTGCCGATTCCTGGTTTTAGATCGTCAGCTGTGCGATAGGCGTAAGCGATGCCCCAAATCATGTCAGGGTTCGATTCCAGGATGCCCTTAAACTCAAACTGGATGGAGCCGTCTGGAAATCGTTCGTAAAAGAGTTTTAGGCGCTCTTTGACATCTACATAATCGCCTAGGTTAAATGTGCTGCTCATTTGTGGTTCCTAGTCTTTGATGCCTAAGTCACGCCTGACTTCATCATCTATTGGAGTGTCCGACCCTGGGAACGCTTCACTCCATTTCTTTGGGTAAAGCTTCTTGTAGGACCACACTAAAAATACGAATAGTCCGATGGTGACTCCGATGGTGCGCAGTGGCGCTTCATCAAGTCCAGTGATCGTTAGTCCTACCGTAATCGCTGCACATAGGTGAGCGGCGTGTAGGTAGCGTTTGGTTATTTTGACCATTGTTGCTGTTCCGTTCTTTGCTTTGGTTCGACATCGACAAAATAGCGCACTATTCCACCGATGCGAAGGGTTTCTATCTTTCCTGACTTTTCCCAGTTCGTGAGTGTTTGTTTGCTCACTTGTAGGAGGCTTGCGGCTTGTTCCGCTGTGAGTAGTTTCCGCATGGTCACACCTTAATACAGGTTTGGGTTAGTTTGGCAAGTTTTGGTCTATTTCTGGCGTGTCTGATGCTCTGGCTGACAATTCAGGGTTCAAGAATCCCATGAGTCCAGCAACGATAGCACCCATGATGGAACGGTACTCGAGGCTGAATTCTGTTGCCTGCCATGATGCCAAAAACGCTACAAGTCCGAAACTGACGGGTTTTGGTAAATGTTTCATGTTCATTTGTCTAGTGCCTTTGTTGGGTCTACCGTGTCGATTGCGTAACGGTATGGAGCGACTCTCGCTTCTAAATGGACATGGACTCCTCGAGCGTTACCAGTTGCACCAGCGCCACCGAGTTGTTGTCCTTGCTTGACTGCCGTTCCTGGAGTGATGTTCGAGTTTTTGTGCGCCAAATGTGCATAAAGGTAACGGTATTTGCCGTGTTGCACGATCACATGGATTCCGTACGCTGGGCCCCAATAAGCTGCGAGCACGATACCGTCAGCGACAGCGGTCACCGACTGCATTTGTTTAGCGGCATAATCTACGCCTGTGTGGTATCCAGCAGCCCAAAGTGCGCCTTTCTTGCCGTATTCGCAAGTAATTTTCGCTGGCGATACTGGCGCCTTGAATGCCGTTTTCTTAGCTGGTGTTTTCTTTTCTGGTGTGTCAGTCATTATGTTGCCCTAAATGTGCCTGTGAGTTCGATGTAGTCCCCAGTGCCGTAGGCTATTGGGTAGGTCGTTGATGTGAAGCTACTGAGTTGCGATGAACCATGATATGGCACTACGGATGCTGATGTGGCTTTCGCTGACACTCGATAATAGTTAGTGGCTGATAGATCGTAGAACGCTCCGGAACCCCACTGGTCGATTGTGCCCGATACTGTGAACGGTAGCGAAAATACGAGCCCACCAGTACCTTTTGTGGTTGTTGAACCTATCTCGAATCGGATGTAGTAGTGCACTGTGTCACCTATTTTGTGATATCTGCCTGTGATGGTGCCGTTGCCGATAGCCCAACCTGTGCCACTGATTGTTGGTGTCCAGGTGGTGAGCCATTTGCCGAACGATGTGTCGATACCGTTGCCAAGTGTCCTGATGGCTAAGGCACCATCTCGCACAAGGTCTGTATCACTGGGGATAGTCCACCCATTATTGCTAGTTGTTGCCATTAAATGACATCCTCCCAAGTAGTCGTGCTTGTGTAAATTGTATTCCAAGTGTCAGTGATAGTACCGACTTGATTCCATAGTGTGTATGGAAAATTTTGTCCATAACTGGATAGGTTGAGCATCAAGGTTGAGCCGTTTTTGTTGATGTTCCAGGTCCAGCCCTCGATGAATCCGTCAAAGTTTGTTACCTCATTGAATGGCAAAGTAGTAATTTTGAGGCGCCAACCGTTACGAATCCCATACAAGTCCGACAATATAGCGGCTGTGCAGGCGTTTTCGCTGATAGTAATTTGGCTAATTTTGTATTGTTCAGTTTTACGGGCCGCTAAAAGAATTTGCGCTACCGAGTTAGCATCACTGCTGTTATGTAAATAAGTGTTTCTGGTGCCTGTGATGGTTGTATCGAAGTTTGTGCCAGTGTCGGTGTAAATAGTGCCGTTTGTGTTTGATGATGCCCCATAAGTCACCCATGCTTTATTCACAATATCGGTCATCGATTTACTGATGGATAGTCCACCTGCGGTGATTTCTGACCCAGTTAAAGCGATATCAAACGCACTGGAGCGTGATGTGTAACTCACATAAGTGACTGGGTTTAGTGTCACATCGTCATCATCTGGAGTGTCACACAAAACACCCATAGCAGAATTCGCTGCATCTTGGGCTAACTGTAAAGCATCGTAATTACCGTTCGAGACAGCTGCCAATTCATAAGCGCCAGGTAACTCGATTCCAGGTCCCCCAACGGTGATAGCGCCATCTATCATGATGGCGTTAATGCGATCACCTTCATGCTTTTTCACAAAACCCGTGACACCAACATTGACTCGATTGAACCGACTCAAATGCCCAATACCTGTGATCACATACTCGATGAGTCCATTGCCGTTACCCCAAGCACCGACAGTGACAGCAACATCACTCACATAGCCACTAAACAAGTTGCGCCACTCCGACTGGTAAGTATCGTACACTTGAAAATTCATTACCGAATCGAGCCCGATTGGGTCTATTACTGTGCCATCTGGGACAGATAATGTGCAGCTGAATGTTGCTGGTCCTGGTTGTTCCGTGATGGTGTTTCGCCCATAGGTGATACTTACTGAGTCAATGAGAGCGTTTTCGGAATAGTCCGTACCTAAAATGGTGAGTTTATAACTGGTCATAATGCCCCAGCGTTAAAGTTCACAGCCCCACTACGCAAACCTGACTGCTGGAGCACTCGCTCGATGCTACGGCGAGCCGACTCCGAGTCAATAATGCCATTCAAGTTAATGATGGTGGTGCCTCCACCTACACGGCCATTAGGCACAATGTTCCCACTACCTGACGGTACAAATAGTTCAGGACCATGCTCACCCACCAAATATGGTGTACGACCCATCACAGGACCACCAAGCGCCTTGCGACCAGTTATGTTGCCCCACCATTTACTAGGAGATTGCCATTCAATTTTGACATCTCCAAAAGGGTCCAAAAATTGGTCTGGAATCTCTTTGATAATTGGTGCCAATTTACGGTAAGCTGCCGCCAATGTATCTATGGCTTTTGCGACAGAAGTTATAGCGTTAGCAAAAGTCTGTAAAGTAGAAGTTTGTTTATCAGCCCCATCAGTTGGTGCTGAAAATGCATCCAAAAGAGTCTTAAAGGACTCAGCCAAATCACGAATAGCCATACCCAAGTTGTAGCCAGGCGTGTTAGCAATAGGTTCACCGAGCCCATCAGCTAGGGCTTTAACCTTGTTCGATACGCTCGACTTCTTGCCACTAAACCCATCACCCATTTGTTGCATTGTTGGAATAACCGTGTTTTGCACATAGTTCATGACCTTCATCAAAGGTCCGATAAGTTTTTCGCCAGCACCTTCTTTAAACTCGTTCCAACGCTCAGACAAAATTTTCATTTTTCCAGCGAAAGTGTCAGCGTTCGCCTGTGCCTGACCACCAAAAGTTTTACCCAGTTTCTGCACTGCATAATCAAACCCTTCGGTTTTGAGTTTGTTCGCATCCAGTGGCACACCCAATTTTTTGAGCGCAGTCGTGTTACCGTCATACGCTCGAGATAACGCCATTGCCACAGTTTCAACAGAGCGTCCAGTTCCGGCACTAACATCGAGCGCTAATTGGAGTAATTGCTGGGTCTTGGTGAAGTCTTTTGTGCTTGCAATAATGCGCTGGTACGCTGGGCGCAACTCACTATCCGCCACACCATATTGGAATTGCATTTTAGTGATCAGGTCCTCGACCTGCTTCACCTGTGCCTTTGTCGCATTAGTGGTGTTCTTTAACGCTTTAGCGAGCCTCGTTTGGCTTTTCTCATCCTCGATGGCGGCTTTGACTGCATCGACACCGAAAGCCACAGCTGCGCCAGCAACAGCGACACCAGCCAGTGCAGCGGACTTAGCAACAGTTTTTAACGAGTTACCTATCTTGCTACTGAACGACTGCGTTTGCTTGTTTGCATGATCTAAACCAGTACTAAAGTTTTTCGTGTCAGCTAGTAGGTTGAGTTTGAGGGTTCTTATTGCAGCCATTACCAGTCTTTCCTAATGTATTTGTCAATAATTGCGTGATAATCGGTCACAATTTTTGGTTGTAATCTCCGCAGAGTGGGGAAAATCCACCAACCACGACTGCCGCCACCATAGCGCCCTGACCATTTGGGGAACCGTTTCCCACCATTCTTGAATTGCGCTCGAGTCGCACCAAATTCGTTACCAAATAATAACTCACCCACTTTTGGCAAAGGGTTTGTGGAAGTTGCTTTACGGCTCACTCGAGCAATCTTGGACCCCCCCACCGTGATGTTGGGTATGCGGTCTTTATTTGCTCTCACAGTTTGCGCAACAATGTTCGCTTGGTCTGGAAACGGCGATACTGCTGCTTCCATTTTCATTTGCCTAGCGATGTAGTCAGATAACTGGCGGACCTCGACCTTTAGTGCCTCGTTGGTTTTTTTGTCCAAAGTCTTAAAAGCCTGATACAAACCCTTCAAGTCCTTCGGATCCACTGTCATCTTGATAGTGTCCTTTTCCACTCAGCACCTCCCACGCCAAATCTAATTCATGCAATCGCCACAACATCAAATCGGCCTTAGGAATACCAGTCCTCACCGATAAGGCAATAATCCTAGAGTTTAAACTGGACCATCTACCGCTTTTGGGTCTGCATCATCCTCAACCACATCAAAACTAATCAATGTTTTCAACCACTCTTTGTACGGTGTGTCGGTTTTTGATGCCAGCCAAATAGCGTAGGTGATCGCTTTGGTTGAGCCTCCAGCCATTTTCTCTTGGGCTTCGGTGAGGGTCCATCCCAAATCCTCCTCGAGTTGGACCCACACCCACGCTTCGTCAATGTTGGTGACATATTCAGTTGTGTTTGTTTGTACTGTTACTTTCATTGCTGTTCCTTTCAGCTGTTAGGCAAGTGTTACGGAGCCTGTTTGGACTACGAAAGATACCGATGTTGTTAGGGCATCCGTTGCGTTACCACCGGCGACTGGGAAATTGGGGAACACATTTCCTGTGAAACTTTTACCGTTAGCGGTGAATGTGAATGCCAGTGCCGTGTCTGGTGCCGTGTTTGTGGCACTCCATAGAGCCTCACAGACTGATGCTGGGCTTGTTGAACCCCAGTCCTGGTACAGTTCCACCTGCAATGTGCCTGTCTTGTCAATGCTGGTGTATTTGCGACCACCTAGAGTTTCCAGCGTTTGCTGATTGTTTTCCAGGGTTAGAGTCACACCCGAGGCAACATTTGCGTAGGTGACAGAGTTGATGGTGAGAGTTAAATCTCGACCTGTTACATATTTGAGAGCCATTTGGCTTCCTCCTAGTTGATTGTCACTTCGAGAGTGATGTCGGTTGTTAGAAAATCGGTGGAACCGATAGTCGTAATTTGTGGCTGGGTGAAGTCACCCAATGATGCAAAAGTAGGCAGAATATCTGACACTTCAGCGATCATGGTTTCCAAGTTGATTAGAGCTGCCTGGTTATCGTTATTCACAACAACCAAAGTCAGATTAAATTTGACACTCTGCCGTGTCGGTGTGTCCCACTGAATGTATGGTGAGCCAGGTACCAAAACGACACATGGCGCTATCATCGTTTCCGATGGAAACGGATACACACTGTATCCGCTGCTGGCGATAGCGTCAGCAACATCTTGGCGAGTAGTGGTTATGCTCATCCGATGAAACTTCCAGCATCCATGTATGGTGCTAATAATCCATGCACTCGAGTTAGCAGGGCCCTGCCTAAGCGATGTGGTTGTGGAGTAAAATCAACGGCTTGAATCTGTCCACCTGGTGCTGTTCGCTGTTGAAAAATCTCGACAGCGATTGCCAGTGCAGCCTCTCTAACTGATGGTATGGCATCAAAAATTTCGCTTTGAGAAGTCAATACAGCAACACCATAAGGTTTGTAGCGGATTAGTTCAGTGTTGGCACCTACAAGGTTTGTCTTGAACCAAAAGTCACCAAAACTGGTGACCGTTCTTGATCCATTAAAAGTGGCATCCATACCTGAGCAGGTAAGCACACTACCGATGCTGAAAGTGTGCCTACCTGCCGTATAGAAAGTTGCTACATTTGAGGATATTTGTGCATCAGTGATGTATGAACGGTTATAGTCCAAAAGTGAATCTATAAGTTGTTCGCTCGCATCAGCTACTTGTTGCAAAGTTTCATCAGGATAAAGAGTACCGACACCAAGTATGGCTCGGAATTCATCGATGTCTATTTTGCTCATGTCACACAGTCCTTAATGTAGCGGTGGAGGCTAGGAACAGCGACTAGCCCCCACCAGCCTCAATGGATTAGGTTAAGTTGAAACGGCGGATGCCCGTTGCATCCTTAAGTAGTGCACACCCGTAACCGTAGATGCCAACCTGCAATTTTCCGTTAGAGATGCTCTGAACCTGTAGGCGAGTTGTAGGTGCTTCGTACCAAGTGATTGCCTCTGGAGCGATGATGAACGCTGAGTCATCAATCTTGGTGCTTACTGAAACGTAAGGGTCTACATAAACATTTAGACCCATGATGTTTCCATCGATGCTCTGACCACTGACAACGCCCGGGTTGTTTTGTGGGTTTGATGAGGTGAACAATGGGCGGCCTGATGAGTCAGTTGCACCTAGTAGAGTTCCCCACCAGTCGGTGTTGATAACTACGTTGCGAGCCTTTTTCTTGGATCCAGCGAAACATGCAGCGGACTCGGTTCCAACGTATGAGATGAAACCTGCGGCAGTTGCGGCGGTTGTTGCAGCCTGTGTGCCTGATGTTAGAGCCGTTAGTACTGCAGAGTCGGTTGCTTTAGCGTAGGAATTTGACAGCTGATTGAGCAATTCTGCATAAAACTCAGGACTTGATCTATCAATGAGCTCCCAGCTTATGGTATTGGAGCCTCTGAAGGTCTGGACAGTACCTGTCAAATACGTGGAGGTCATCCCAGTCTCTGATGGGGTTGAGCCTTCATCTGCTTGGGCTACTACTGGAGCAGTACCCAATTTAGGAATTGTAAAAGTCATGCCACTAGATACCAATGCTTGACGGCTAACAGCATCTACTGCTGGGCGGTCTGCGATGGTGTTTGTGTAAAACTCCTGCAAGTGCTGTGGCAAGGTTAGACCAGTGTTTGTGCTGGTGGTGTCATCGGCTGCTCGAACGTATGCTCGGGCATCCTCATCGCCTGTCATCTGCTTAATGCTGGCTTCTAGGTAGCCTGCTGCCGTGATGTTCAGGCGTGGTGCTGTGTATGCAGGAGCAGCAGCGGTCACCTGTGGTGCAACAGCAGCGGCTTCTACTTCCTCGACCTCTACGGTCTCGATTGGTTGTTCTGACACTGTTTCCTCCTGTGTGTCTGAATCTGCCACTGCCTCCGAGGCAGCAACATCTGTAACTAGCGCATCAGCGAATGCTGGTGCGTGAACAAGCGACACTTCAACGATCTTGGCGGCGGTGACTCGCATCACGCCATCTTTGATTGAATATTTGTCGATTTGTGCTCCAACACTTAAACCGTCACGAAGGCCGTCTGCGGCTTCGACTAGGGCATCTGACCCTGCGGTTGTGTTGGAAACCTTGAATGTGCCAGTAATTCCTCCTGGCGTCACATTAAACTCGATTGCTTTGCCGATTGGGCGCTGTGCATCGTGCTGTAAAAGAAACTTGACACCTTTAGGGTCTGGGTTGATTGACCCTAACTCGAATACCACTGGTCCAGCTGAAGTGTTACCAGTTTTACCGAATGGGACCACAATGCCGGATATTTGGCGTGTGGCTTCGTTGGCGCCAGTGATGTGCGCTGCAAAAGTCAAATTAAGTGTGTCGTTACTGTGGGTCACTTTGTCCTCCTGATGGTGCTAAGTCCTCCATGTCTCGAGCCTCAGCGACTGTGATAATTCCTGCGTCAAGCATTTTCACGATCACATCGACTCGCTCGGATGGGTTGCCTCGTAAGAAGTCATCTAAATCGAATTCGACATGGTGTCCTCGAGGTGTGATGTCATCCATGCTTAGGCGTGATTCGATGACATCCAAATATGGGCGCAAACTAAAATCGACAAGTGATCGGCGCTCTGCTGACACATTTGAGTAGGTGCTGGATGCTGATTCCGCGTTAATGTACCAGGCTGGTATACCCATAACTCGAGCGATTTCACTAGCCGTGTATGAGCGAGCCTCAACGAGTTGCATTTGTGCACTATCAAAACCGACAACATCGAGGTTGATTGGTCCTTCAACATAAGCGGTCGAGCGTGTTTTGCGAGCATACTTGAATGCCGATAGTAGTGATTCTTTTTGTGCTTCTGGAAGGTTCATGCCTTCGTTACGCAAAATCATTTGAGGCACTGGCTCTTGTGCCATGCGTAGAGCTGCGGATTCTAACTCCACTGCCGCTTTGATAGTGCGCCCTGCCCTGGCAATAATGCCTTCGTCAGGTCCCCAAAAAACTATAAGGCTATTGACTCCAGTCATAGGCACATCGACACCATCGACTGTGTAGCCAGTGATCGTTTGTGCAGTCTGGTCAGTCTTAAAGTTCACTCGAAGTGGGTCTATACGGCGAGCCTGATAAACCCTGCCATCCTCAGCTGTGACACTCAAAATCTGCCAATATGCTACGCCATAAAACAATAAATCATCAACAGTCCATACCAGTGTGTTAGATCGTGCTAACGCTGGGTCTGGCTGGTCAATGACTGGGCGATTGGGTATCTGAATATCGGTGACTATTTGATAGGTTTCGATGGGTAATGTGGCGATGGTTGAAGCGATAATGTTTCGCGCTCGAGCGACTGCTGGGACCGTCATCGCTTCACGGCGTGACACATAGTGAAACGCTGCGGCTTCTGGGCTGAAACCTAAACTAGCAAAAGGGTTGGGAGTATCGCCTACGACTGCGGCAGTGAT